TAGAGGGCAAGAGTGATGCCGGCGTTGATGCACATTTTGCAAAATTCCTCATCTTTTTGTTTTATTCCAACTTTTTGAGGTGGAAATTGTCTCCTAATTATCGGGTACATCTATCTGATTTTTAAGTAGTTATATTAATCTATAATTAACACATCCAATCCTTTTAGACTGAACCCATCATCATTATCTTCTTTATCTTCTTCTCTACCCTCTAAAGGATTTGTTTTAGATACATATGTTTTATTCTCATCTAAATATTCAGAATCTTTCTTAGTACAATCTCTACCATAAGTACATTGTTCTACTACAAACCCATTCTCTACTTCTTTAACAGTTAATGATTTAGTAACTCCATTAACCTCAACACTTTTACTCCACCTAGCTTTTTTCTTACCTGAAGATGCTGGTGCAGATACCTTTATTGCTTTATCCATAGTGCTCTTATTTAACTTGCAATATTACTATTAAAATACTCTTATTCAAAATTATTTAGTGACTATTATTTAATGTTCTTGCATCTGTATAGCTATTCATGCCATTGGAGTATCTTGGTTTCATTCTATTATTATATGCTTTCATCCAAAACTCATCCTTGTTTATAGAGGGTTTATTAACTGCTTTCTGTCTACTCTCTATCTGCTTAATCTTAGTTTCTCTAAGTATCATTAATATAATTATAGAGGATACCCTATCAGCATTAATGTCTTTACTCCACACAAGAGATTCTCTGATTAAACCTACAGGTCTTAATACATTGGCATTAGTAACTCCTTCAAGTTTTCCTATAGCCTGAGACATTAACCATTGTGCATATAGGTCTACTCCAAAGTTAATTAAGGCTTCATTCATATATATACCTTTAGATTTATTGCCAACAGCACTAAGCTTTTGCATATCCATATCTCTAAGCATTTCAGGGGTATCTTCCAATAGGTGTAGAGAATTCTTTTGGTCAAAGTAAGCAAATACCCCTTTCTTATTATTCTCATATAATAATCTACAGTTATAATGTAATAGCCCTCTACGAACCTGTTCATAAAAATCTTTAGCGAATTGGGTTCTACCTGTATATTCTGCAACTATAGTATCTGTCCACAAGTCCATTATAAAACAGGATTGTAGTGACCTACTTTTATCTGCATTATCATCATCATCAACAGGGTCTAATGAAGCCCCATATCTACCAAAAGGTATACCATCATTTACATATACAGGCATTTGAAATATTTCCCAACAACCTTCAATATTATTAATATCCCTTACAGGAAACTCTCTGATGGGTAATCTATCCATATTCTTCCACTCTATTTTACCTT